GGCAGGCTTGCTGAGTGAGGCAATTGAGCAACTGCCAGAGCGTCAGCGCGAAGTAATCCGCATGCGATTCTATGAGGGCCTGAAACTCAGTGAGGCTGGCGAGCGGCTGGGTATTTCTAAGGAACGAGCCAGGCAGATCCAATCTGCAGCTATCGTCTCACTTCGCAATCAGTTGCACGCAGCGGGAGTTGAATAGCGATGGCAGTTATCGAAAATCTAGATATCGTACTCGGAGCTCGGACCGAAAAGCTGGACAAAGGCTTCGATCGATCGACGGGTAAGGTAAAGAAATTCGAGTCTGACATCAATCGCATGGGCAAAGCGGCCGAAGCGACCCTAGCACCATTGCGTCAGCTCGGAACGAACATCCTTGCAGCTATCCCCGGAGCGTCGGCAGCTGCAGCTGCTTTCTCTGCCATTGCTGCAGCCTTCGCCGGCGGTGTTGTAGTCCGGGTAGCCAAGAGCACCAAGGACACGGCTGTTTCCTCAAAGGCTGCAGCTCAGGAAATGGCACAATTCGCGACCGCTGCAACAGTGGCCGCTGCTGCGACCGGGCTGATACGTAGGAACGCAACTTCTGCAGCGAACATAGTCCCACAGTTAAGGATCGGAACCAGGTCCATCGCTCTCCCGAAAAGGAACGATAACGACGTCATTGACGCTGAGTTCAAGGTGCTAGGCAAAACGACTCCGCAGATTGCCGGCGTAGGATCCGCGCTCACCCGGTTGGGTCCGGTAGGAATTGCGGCCGGCGCAGCCGTCGCTGCTGGTTTCGTTGCAACCGCCTCGGCCGCTGCAGCAGCCATCGTCACAATACGTGGCGTCCGTCAGCAACTGGGCGAGATTGACGAGATCGCAAAAAGCGCTTCTAAAGCCAATGTGACGTTCCGTGAGCTAGCTGGATTTCGTCTGGCTGTCGGAGAGTCGACCGGCCTGGGCCCGGAGGCAGCGGACAAGGCACTTACGAAGCTGCAGATTCGATTGGCTGAGGCCAAACGCAATGGCGGTGCCCTGGATGACCAACTGAAGTCCTTGGGCCTGGACTCGGGTCAGCTCTTGGAGGCAGGTCCCCTGCAGGCGATGAAGCAACTGGCCTCCGCGACACAGCAAATGAAGAGTCCGGCCGATCAATTAGTATTGGCATTCCGCCTGTTCGAGGAGGAGGGATCTGCCTTGGTTAACACGCTCAGGGGTGGGCCGGATGCAATTAATGCAACGGTGGCCGTCGCTGACAGGCTAGGACTGACACTCAGCCAGGCTCAAGCCAAGCAAGTCGAAGCCGCCAATGATGCCTGGGGACGCGTGGAGTTGATTGCAACTGGGGCATTCCGACAGATCGCCGCTGAGGTAGCTCCGCTGATAGATGCGATCGCAACTTCGGTAACGGACGTTGCAGAGTCGTTCGGCGGTTGGCAGACAGTTCTCCCAACGATTGTCGATGGCTTGGCCTATGGTACCGGATACCTCTACGACTGGTTGGAACTTCTGGAATCGATCTTTACGACGATGGAGCGAGCGAGCCGTCTTGACCTGGCTGGCGCCGTCGAGGCTGCCGGTAGAGGCCTCGACTTTGGGACGGGAATGGATCTGTTGGCTAAAACGCAACAAGCGAGAGCTGAGGCAAAGGCAGCTGCTGAATCAGGTGGACAAGGCTCTGTCGACATGGGAGCGATTCAAGCACGCGAAGAGGCCGCTAAAGCTGCGGCCGAATCTGCGAAGCAAGCGGCCGAGGAACGTGCACGAGCTGCTCAGCAGAATCGTGACGCAGTTGCAGAGCGAATCGGCGGGCTGCGTGATGAGATCGCGACGCTGCGTATGGGGGCGGATGCAGTCGAACGCATGAAGCTTGCTCGCCAAGGAGCTACAGCCCAGCAGTTGAGAGGCTTCGCCGCCATGCAGCAAGAGAAACAGAGGATGGAGGAGCTCCATCAAGCCATGGAACGCGGCAAACAGCTTCAGGAGCAATTCCGATCGCCGCAACAGCAGCTGCGGGCAGAGATGGCCGACCTGAGTCGACTGCTGAACGTAGGAGCGATCGACTTTGGTACGTATGCCCGAGCTGCTCGCGAAGCGGCAACAAGGCTTGGCAAAGATGCGACCAAAGACAAGCGGCCGGAGACTCCGTCGTTTGGAGCACTGCAAAAAGGCAGCGTCGAAGCCTTCTCGGCCGCACTCAAGAATGAACGTGCGGGCTCGGCCGAGTCTTTGCAGAAAGAGAGCAACGGCCTCTTGCGCAACGTCAATACTCACCTTGAGCGAATGAACGCAAGGATAGCCAATCTACAGGGCGCGTCTGGCGTCTAAAACAGCGGAGGCATGATGCCGACAATCAAAGGAGTTCGCCAGGCCGGCGAACTGTCCGGATCCCTTGAGCTAGGGCAGGACAAGGTAATAGCACGCTACTCACTCGAATACGTTGTCTTAGCAGACAACACCAGCCAAGGTCCGCTTACCATTCGATCGACTGCCGGCCTGCCATTGGTTGGTCTGAGTACATACTCATACGGTGGAGAATCAGACACCACCGCAGTCTGCAAGCGCAAGACGCCGAGGCGAGACTCCAAGCAGCCGTTGGTTTGGTATGTCCGCGTCGAATTCGATAACGATCCATCCTCCCAAAGCCAAGAGAACGAGGAGGATAGCGGTGAAGCTACCAGCCGACCTCCGATCGTCGAGTGGGATTCCGAGTTTGGGGAAGAGGTTCTATACCAAGATTTTGACGACCCGCGCAAGGATATTCTAAACCCAGTTGGCCACCAGTATGACCCACCGGTCACGCGTCGAGTCATCTTCCCGGTACTAACCATCGAACGGTACCAAGCGACGTTCACGCCCGTGACCATCCTCGGTTATGTTGACCACATCAATCAGGATGCGTTTTATGGTGCGGCTGCTGGTCATGCACTTATGACCCAGATCCGTGCACGCCAGGTAGTTGAAGATGGCACTAAGCTTTGGCAGGTCACCTACAGGGTTCGATTCGCTGTCTCGGAAGATGGGTTCAAACTACGCCCGCTCAATCAAGGCAGTCACTACAGTACAGTTGCGTTCGCAGGTGACGACTCAACACTGAAGCCGTTCATCAAAGACGATGTTCCCTACGTCGGCAATCTCAATGCCGACGGTACAGCTGCGACCGGTGGCACTCGAACATACAGCGAGTTCGTTGCCTATCCTTCTGCCGACTTCGACGGACTCAGTTTAGAGTAACATGTGATCATGTCACACAATCCAAAAATCGGTCTCCTCGAACGCACAGTCGGTCTGCTCTGTGTAGGGTTGCTTTGCTACACCGGTTCGGTCGTACTGTGGTCACTTCGACTCACCGAACGCTGAATCCGGAAGACATGCATGCACCAACGAGTCATGACAGTATTCAGCAAGGCAGGCCTCAAGCCCAGACGTGTCGTCAAGACATTGCCACAGGGTTGGCTTGTTGAGGTTAAGCCATTTCTACATACCCCTCGCTGAAAACGAACATCGCGCGGGACGCTGGCATCTGCCATGAGATAGTAACCCCCTTCTGAAGCAAAGCATTGCTTCGCAGGTAACGGTGCTACTGTCTTTGAAAGGGGCCGAGAAGTGACCGCAGTATCATTCAGTGAGCTAATCGTTTTCGCAGTGCTTGCCACGCTCATCTGGAGCTTGAGCTCAGGTCTCGGCATCAAGAAGCAAAACTGGCCCAAACACGCGATCTGTCTCATCCATAACTTCAAGTTCTTCTAAAACGACCGGCAGCACTTGACCTTCCCACGTGTAAGCAACCGCCATGTCTGGTGGATACTCTGAAAGTTTCGCAATCAACTCAGCCACCGTGACCGTGTTTGAGTCTTTCCAATCTTTAATTAACTTTGGCATCTTTCCTCCAAAGCGACGAACAAAGGATTCAACCTTCGCCTCACCTCGCCACCGGGGTGGGGGGGGGTAAAATTGTGGCGCACCCCCGTAGCGGAGACCGCACTGAGAGCGCGCACATTTTTGGAGACATTTTTGGGGTGGGGGGGGTTAGCGGCCGGGGGGATCCAGGTCGCTAGGAGCTCCTAAATTCTGGACTGCATTTGAGATCCTCTGGAGTAACGAAACGATAAGTGGATCTGTGCGGTTAACCTCCCGCTCCTTTTCTAGGATCTCCAGAACTTGTCGTCTCAATTGTTCCGCCAGGATCTGTGGGTTCGACATTTTTCAAACTCGGCGGTGGAGGTGGTGTTCGAATCGCGTCAGGCTGGACGTAGCTTCTACGTGCAACCAGGGTGCCGCTCACATGTCCTAGGGACAGTGCGGCGGCGTCAATTCCCGACCTCCGACAGACCTCAGTGCCGTGCGTTTTCCGCAATGTGCCGAGCCCCTGCCCCGTCCGACGTTGAAATCCAAACTCCTTCGCTGCTTGGAAGAGTCTCAATTCCCAACGCCTGGCAGTACTCCTTGGCAATCCAAAAACGCTACGCCGCCCGAGGGCAATCAGGGGGCGAAGTGCTGCTAGTGCGTGATCGCTCAGTTCGAAAGAGTGCTGCTTCCGCGTCTTATGCTGGACGATATGCACGCGCTTTCCGATCTGATCTGCAGACAATTGCAGTATGTCACCGGGGCGGATCCCCGCCTCATAGCCGAGCCAGATCCACGCCGTTAGCATGTCCGACGCTTTGACTCCGCATCTCAGTGTTCCCTTAACTGTAGCAGCGCCGGCGAGGAGTGCACGCACATTCTCAACTGACCAAGCTATCGGAATCTTCTCTGGCACTCTGATTCTGCGCAGGCGATTCGGGTTGTAGTGTTTGACCTGCCCAGTCTCAGCCAACCAATTCCACACAGCAGTTATTCCTGCCTTTCGCCCTCGTATGGTTTCTGGCGCCTTCTGGCCGTCAAGCGACATCAACCACCGATTCACCTGTAGTTCTTTTAGGTGAGTTCGTTTAGCCGGTTCGGTCAGGAAATTGGAGTAGCACTTGATGGCTCGACGGTATTGGTCTTGAGTGCCCTTCCCTATTGTTCGCTCACAAATGAGCGATTCGACATCACTGATCAGCAACATGCTTTGCCTCGCGAAAAGCGAACACGTGAGGCGTCCCTGCGGAATCTTGAATAGGGGTTCCAGCTTAATTCAAGGTAAGGCGAAGTTCACTACCGGCGCTAGATTTAGGTTCTAGTACCGCAAGGTGTGCAGGTTCGATTCCTGTCAGCCCTATTTGTTCAGACGATAGTTCGCGTTCGGGAACTTGCAAGGACTTGGCGGAAAAATGAAACGCGATTACGAGTTGATCAGGCAGATTGCGTTCTACATAGAGTCCGCTAGCGATGAAGTGAACTCGGTCGAAATCAAGATAGATGGCTATGAGGAAGATCAGATCGCCTACCACTGCGAGTTAATGAACGAGGCAGGTTTCCTCGACTGTATAAGCGTTGATGATCTTGGATCGAAGTACTCGGAATTTGTCATTCTGCGACTTTCTTCCGCTGGGCATGACTTTGCTGACTTGGCCAGGGTTGACTCCATATGGGGACGGGCCATGGAGAGGGTTAAAACAACAGCCTCCGGAGTGTCACTGCAAGTGCTTGTAGCTTGGTTGAAAGAGATTGCTTCCAAGGGGTTTTGACTGCGCAAAAGACGTCTCGGTAACAGGAGGCATAGATCATGGCCCTATCCTCAAACCACCGCTTTTCTTCTGGGGAAGCATTCCTGGAATCTCGCATGTATTTCCAGTACTTCCAATGCCACTCTTGCAGTACGTCCGTGAGGTCGCGGTCGCGACTGGGATCATTATTGGGCGGACTTGGTTTGCCCCGAGTGGACATAAATTGGGCTGCACGCCTTAGGTTACGTTCGCGCATCGCTCGGATGAATTCACTGAATTCTTCGTCCGGCTTCTTCTCATTCATGGCGAGTTTCTTCTGCGGTCAGCTTGAGTGCTCGGATCGGGAACCGACATTCGCTAGGCCTGACATTGCAAGCGGTAACAGTGGCAAACCAATTGCAAACGACCTCTTCTGGGCCAGCTGGACTGACGACGGTCATGCGTGGTCCCCCGGATTTGAGCTGGACGATATCGCCCACGGAAAACGTGGGCTGCTCGACATTGGACATGGTTCTGCCTACTATTGGGAGCATGATAGAAATGGCCACATCTGATGAACATGCCGAATTCTGCGAGCGTGTCAAGAACCGAAGGAAAGAACTCGGGCTCACGCAGCTGCAGGTGGCTGAGCGTTTGGGGATGACGCAATCGACATATGCGAACATTGAACGCGGCCGATACGAACCCGGTTTGAACTTGGTCATACGAGTTGCTGGAGCACTGCAAATTCCACCAGGCGAGCTGCTCCCCGCCGTAGTCCGGAGCCACTGACCACACGGAGATTTCATGACTGAACTTGTCAGACGTGTATCGATACAGGAGCTTTCAATGGTCCGAGTTACTTGTCGATCCTGTGGGGTCACTACCGAGTTGGAACTGGCAAAATTAGAGAAGGCATCCAGCAATGGTGACTGCGTACATTGCTCAGGAACGCTGCTGCCAAAGGAGTTCTCAGATGGATTCCGAAGGTTTCGCCAAGCATGCGTTAAGCTTCAGGAGGCCTCTGAAACAGTGAAGATCGATTTCCCGATCGTCGAGCATGGGGAACTAGCTAGCAATGGCAAATAGCGCACGCAATCTCCTGATCGTCATTGGTTCTATCATTGGCGGGGGGGTCGTATTGTGCGGTGGGTGTCTGACATTGTTTATCAGTTCCATTCCTAAACCGACAGCAGAGCGTCGGCAGGAATCACGCGATTTCTTTGAGGACCTTGGCTATCAGCAGCAAGCTGAACGAGAAGCGAAAACTCTAATTACATCTTTCCTCAAAGCGCCAAAGACCGCTAGTTTCGACTTCCAGAGCAAGACCGTGCGTGGCGAGATAGCGACGGTCATTTTCGTTGATGGCACAGTTTCCAGTCAGAATTCTTTTGGGGCTTTGCTGACGTCGCCCATGGCCGTAGTTTACTGGCGAGAACATGACAATGCAGCCAATCAGCTTGCTTATGCCCAGCTGGACGGTGAAGCTTTGCCGGTCGGAGATTTACAGTTACTGCGTTGGTGTAGGCAGCTGGCGGATAGAGCTAACTCCAAAAAATAGCTGTATCGTTCTTGACAGTGTATTGTGAATGCACAATAATCCACGCCGTTCGGTTTTTGAGCTGAGCGGCGTTTCTGTTTTCATGTTGCGGAAACGCCGGGTGGCTGCGACTGGCCCATGGCCACCGCGACTCACCCACGCTGTGGCACCGACCTCACCTTTTTCCCGATTGCCGGGTGAACGGTTGGTCAGTTGGAAATCCCAGCTGCTCAATGGATTCTCAGCCCAGAAGCCGGACCCGGTTACGTGTGTTTCCATTCCTCTTTTGGATTGGTGATCCGGTAGCGGCTCGGGGGGCGAGCCGCTACCGGCCACCGAGGTGGCCCTCTATGGCGACTGCAGAGCTAGTTCGTGGAATGCGTGACGTTGGCGAGTGGAACGCGAAGTATCCGTCAGGGACAAGCGTGATCGCAGATGTTCATGGCGCACGTGTTGAAACTGAAACGAATGGCAACGCGTTTGCCTTGAACGGCCGTGCTCATGTGACGCTCAAAGGCGTTCCCGGAGCTGTGCCCGTATCGGACGTTCGGCCAGGTTATCGCTGCTATGTCAAGCTGAATCGCCGTGGCCAAGTGAATCACTGGGTCCAAGGAGTCTGGGACAGTCGTGACGCTCTGGAGGCGGACATCAAGTCGCACATGGATCGAGACGAGCGGATAACGTCGTACGAAACATCGAACTTTAGGCCGGTTGATATGTAGGTTTCTGGTCCTGATCAAATGGAGTCAGCGTTATGCAATCGTATTTGGACTTGCTGCGTTACGTGATCGATGAAGGTGAGCCACATGAGGACCGTACTGGAGTGGGAACTCTTAGTACCTTCGGCCTCCAGTGGACTCATGATATGAAATCGGGTTTCCCGCTAATCACAACCAAGGCTGTTCCTTTACGGTGGGTCGCCGAGGAATTGTTCTGGTTCCTCAGTGGATCCACCAACGAAGGCGATCTGCGGCAACGTGGCGTGGACATCTGGAAGGAATGGGCGACTGCAGAGCAATGCGGCCGATTCGGTCGCGAGGCGGGGGATCTTGGCCCAGTGTACGGTGCACTCTGGCGTCGCTTCCCTATTGGTCCATTCGATGAACACGAAGCTGGCAACGGATCTGCGGACCAGATCTGCTCAGTGATTCTCGACATCCTCCACAGGCCAAACAGCCGTCGGATCATTTGCACAGGCTGGCATCCTCATTACCAGGACCGCGTTGCTCTCCCTCCGTGCCACACGCTTTGGCAGGTTAAATGCCATCCCAATAACGAGCTGAGTCTCCATTTGTACGCACGCTCGATCGATGTTTTCTTGGGATTGCCATTCAATATCGCGAGCTACGCATTGTTGTTGAAGATGCTGGCCCGTGTGACTGATAAGGTCCCAAGAAAGCTTTTCATCAGCTTCGGCGATCTGCATCTTTACAACAACCATCTTGAGCAGGCGAGGTTGCAGTTGACTCGCGAGCCCCACTTGCTGCCCTGGGTAGCAGTGGGTTTGCCACCCGGCAAAGGTGCATTGGAGCAACTGCTGAACTTTAGGTGGGAACACATTTCATTGGAAGGCTATCGGCATCACCCCAAATTGCCGGCCGAAGTTGCGGTTTAGTTATTCTTGGAGTGCAAATCGTGGCAGCGTTCAAGTGTGATTATTCTGGCGGACCACTAGATGGAGACGCGGAAGTCAGGTTGATGGCTCCGCGCGATGGTGATCCGGTACATCGACTGATTGGCAGCCGTTACGTCAAGTACGTCTGGCGAGCCTCACGTTTTTCATTTGTTTTCGTTGGCTTTTCGTGCACATAGGGATTCTCGCAATTTTGATTACCAGCAAGGAGTCGGTATGGTTCAGCAAGCAGTTTTTGCGGACACGTGGGCGCTAGTCGAGATCATGGGACACCAGCGTTTCGCTGGGCGATTGACCGAGGAGGTCATTGCTGGCGTCGGCATGTTGCGACTGGATGTTCCCGAATGCGGCGATCTGTCTGGGTTCTCTCGCTACTTCAGTCCGGGCAGCGTTTATGCGATCACGCCTACCACCGAAGAGCTGGCCAGGCAGATTGCATCGGGCCTCAAGCGGCAGCCAATCAGCCTCTACGAGCTGCCAGAGGAGATGCGGGAAAAGCTTCGTCGGCCGCTGACTGCGATCGAGGACAGTCGCGACGAGGATGAAGACTATTAGGAATCGGGTAGATCAAACCACTACGCAAGGAGGATCTGAGAATGCTAGTTCTGTCGAGGAAGAGAAACGAGCGAGTTCACATTGGCAACAACGTCTACGTGACTGTCATTGAGATTCGCGGGGACAAGGTCCGTCTGGGATTTGAAGCGCCAGACGGTATTCCAATTCATCGTGGCGAAGTCGCAGAGGCCATCCTTCTATCTGGCGAATCGTTGCCGGATCTGGTCTCCGCAGGTATCTCAATAGGAGCGGGTTCAGATGATCAAAGCTAGCAGTCCATTGAGCGAGCTCATCAATGGAATATTTGAACAAGTGCGCAATCAAAAATCTGATGACCGATCTCAGCAGATTCACATGACCCTTGCCAAGTCTACTGCAGAGGTTCCGGTCAATGGTGTGGTTGTTGCCAGAATGCTTGAAGAAGTTCGGTGCAACTGTGACGCTTGTTTGGACCTGTTGCACGTAGCACGCAAGTATATCAATGTGGCTCCGCTGGATCCGGATTCTAAGGCGTACCTGAGCTGCCAGATCATCGACGCGTCCGCACGTGTCGATCGATGTGTCGCAAAAGAAAACGCCGAGCGTGAGAAAGCGGCTAAGCCGGCAGGGTAGCTGCTGCCTCGAATTTCAACGTAAGGAGACGCGTGCATGTGGTGTTGTGGCCTGGTAGCAGTTTGGTTCGTGGGGTCTGTGGCATTCATGCTCGCGCTTCTGGATTCATCTGGCAGCGGTGTGTTTGGCGACGATGAGCGGGAGGAGCTCTGATGCCTGGAAAGCGATTTGATAAAGCGCCGGGTAAGTTGCAGACGGCAGTCAAGACGATCATGCAGCGTTATCACTCCAGGCTTCTGGAGCCGACGATTGCTAAGTCCGTCAGCGTTGAGACGATCGTCGTCTATGGTCCAAGAAACAAAGATGGCGAACAAACAGGTCCAGCCATCACGGTACATGGCAAGGATGCGTATGCATGCATCCGCATTACTAAGCTTGAGGAACGCGTCGCCGGCCGTCGTGACGCCGTAATGTGGATCGATGGCGACCAGTGGAACGGCTGGCCGTACGAATCGTTACTGGCGATTATCGACCATGAATTGACTCATATCCAGATTGCCGAAGATCCAAAGACCGGTGAGATCCAACTGGACGATGCCGGCAGGGTCAAGCTACGCATGAGGCCCCACGATTTCGAAGTGGGCTGGTTTGACGAAATCGCTGAGCGCCACGCCAAGGCCTCGATCGAAGTTATGCAGGCTACGGCGTTGGCCAATTCTCGTCAAATGTACTTCCCCGGTTTCGATATTCTGCCAAGCAAGAGACGGGCATGATGGTCGCATATAACTTCCAGGCTCGGTTCGTCCCCGCGATTCGCAGGGGCAAGAAGACTCACACGATTCGTCGACTTGGAAAGCGAAAGCACGCAAAGCCTGGTGACCGTATCCAGCTCTACACGGGGCTGAGGACCTCCAACGCTCAGAAGATCATTGATGATCCGATCTGCAAAGCGGTGATTCCAGTTGAGATCATTCTTGATGAGGAGTGCATTGTCTCGATTGTTCTCGGGGGCAAGTCTCAAAAGATCGAACAGTTCGCGATCGCGGACGGCTTTCGATCGGCTGACGATATGCACAAGTTCTGGTTGGACTTCCATGGACCTGGCGTATTCCGTGGATACATGATCGCGTGGACTCGCTCCAATGGGAAAGGCAGGTAATGGACTGTGCAGACCGACAAATCGAAACCAACCAGGTCGGCCACCAGGCCGATACCGGCAGCGCTGCGCGAGACGTTTTACCTGTCAGTTTGGGACCTCGCATGGAGCGGTCATTTCTATCGGCACGTGCCCGATGGAGCCAATCAATTTCTGCAGCGGTTCGGTTCCGGATCTCTGATTGCTCGACGCCACGGGCTGACGATTCTGTGGCTGACGGCATTGGCCGGCCGCTTCAACGAACTCGCCAGTCTCTTGGTGCACGACGTGAGCGGCGATACAGTGGAGCTGCGACGTTCCAAACGCGGGGCGGTGCACGTCATACGGATCGATCCGGAGCTGCTGGAGGCGACGAAGGCATGGCACGCCAGGCTGATGTGCCGGCACACCAGGCTTATGACCGATGGGCGTGCGAGCTTCGAAGCGATGGCCAACAGTCCCTATCTGCTGCCGAGCATCACAGGGAGCCGGCTGAACGTCAATGTGTTCAATCGCGATGTGGCAGGGCCTCTGGGGCGATTGTTTGGCTGCAAGCTATCGTCACATTCCTTTCGGGACACCGCGTGCCAGGAAGCCATGCAGCTGGTCAAAGGCGACGCCAACCTCGATGTTCGCGCCGTACAAGCACTCATGGGACATCGATCGATCCGAACCACCGAGATCTATCTTCGCAAGCAGCAGAGCGAACAGCTTTGCTTGTCGCTGTTCAGCGGCAAGTCACACGGCTGACGCTCAGTGATTCGATAGGGCCAGTAATCACGCCACGTACCCGTGAGGCCGGCCAGCCGCGCGGATCGGTGGCACGTGTTGACTGGCAGTCAACAAGCATGCTCGCGCTGTCTGATGAAGATGAGCCACCCTAAGCGTGGGGTGATTTACGTATGAAGTTTGTACGAACTTCATACGTAGCAAGTTTTCAAGTCCCCGACTGGTCTTCTGCGTGGAAGGTATGCACCGATGGCAACTGCCGTTTTCAAAGTGTTGTGGGTTTTCATTGTCAGCTGCGTGCGGGCTGCTCGACAGCGTACCGTGGATGATATTCAAGAAAAAGCAGAAGCGATGACCAGGGTTGTGTCCGCTGAGCTGCAGGAGATTGATACCTCATGGAGGCGCAAATGAGCTGGCTACTTATCGACGGCAACAACTGGTTTGCCAAGGACTTCTTCGCGGCTGGCGAGCTAGGGATCCGGACGTTTCTCAATCGCCTGCGGGATGTACGCAACGATCTTGAACCGGAGCTCGTGGCGGTCTGCTGGGACTCTGAGAGCTTCCGCAAGCAGTTGAGCGAATCATACAAGGCCCATCGCGGTGAGAAGCCACCTGGTTTCGATAAAGGCCTCGCAGAGCTGCGTCTCGAGGTCGAGTCGCTTGGACTGCTCTCCTACGCCGTGCCAGGATTCGAAGCGGATGACCTGCTCGCGACGATCGCAGCCACGGCCGTGGATGAAGGCATGCAAGCGATGGTCTGTTCGGCCGATCGGGATCTGCATCAAACATTGGCTGCCGGTTTGGTCAATCAGGTCCTGAGCGTTAAGCGCACAACCCAAATCAAATTGGCGTACCAAGTAATCACGGCCAAAGATCTGAAGAGTCAGTACGGAGTTCACCCTCACCAGTGGGTGGACTATCGCTCTATGACCGGTGATAGCTCCGATGGCATCAAGGGATGTGTCGGCATTGGACCTAAAGCAGCTGTGGAAGTGCTTTCCGCGTTCGACTCTTTGGACGAATTTTACGCCAACCCGTTCGCAGCGAGGCTGAGCGATCGCCAACGCAATCTGCTGTTGGCCTTCCGGGCCGAGCTGCCTGGCGTCAGGCGGTTGATCCGGCTGCGTAGGGATGCACCTTTGCCGGCGTGTTGGCTGGAGAGTGTGACATGAGTTTGGACGATGCCATTGCCGTCGCCAGAGAAGTAGAGGACTGCGAGGAATTCACGCTCGTAGCGATTGGTCGGTTTGTACCGAGGGAGCAAATGGCCGACTCGAACGAGTGGGGCTGTAGCGTACTGCCGGTCAGCACATCGGCTGAGCGACCTGTGATCCTGTGGAGTCGCGACGACTGGAAGCGATTAGGCGAATCCGTGATCGGGCGCCAAAGTTTTGAAGAGCCCCGCCGAGATCAGAAGCATCGGCAGCAATTGAGTTTGTTCTAGGTATGGATTTGCAACATGAGACAACAAGACAGCGACCGACCATTAATCGGCATCGCGGAAGAATGCGACCGGGCCGATGCCGAGGCAGCTCGCGAGGCACAGGCCAAGCGGTCGATCATCCGGCAACGGATCCTGCAGGCCCAAGCTGCGGTCGAGGCGCTAGGCATACGGCGCGGCAGTACTCCATGGCGACTGGTTGGTCTGATCGCCAAGATCGCCGGCTGGGAGAGTCTGAAGATCACGCGACGCGAGCTGTGCGAGGATCCTGATCTGGATTGCAAGGAAGCTAGCGTGAAAGCTGCGTTAGGGAAGCTGGAGCTATGCGGCATCATTGAGCGCTCCACCATCTACGCTCAAACCTGCACCGGCAAAATCGAATCGGTTGGCATCGACGTCACGCTCAATCGTCGAAGAATCGCCGAGCTGTACGATGGCTTGCCCGAATCGGGAAGTATCGTCCGCCGACGCATTCAGGCCCCTCCGGTGGGATGTGTCCACGACTCCATGCAGCCGGCTACGAAGGGGGTCACGAAGGGGGTCATGAACCCGGTTACGAACCCGGTCATGAACCCGGTTACGAAGGGGGTCACGAAGGGGGTCACGAACCCGGCTAAAAACGCAAATCACTCCTTATGTCTTTCCTTGATTCCTATTTCCTATATTCCGTCGTCCCCGTCTCCGGAAGAAAAGACGGCGACGGCGGCGATATTGGAGGTCGGATTGCAGGAGGAGGATCCTGAGCTGATCGCGGAACTCGAGTCAGCAGGTTGCGAGTGTCCGAAGATGGCCGTCCAGGAGGCCACCAGGCACCGCGTCAAACGCTCTGAGCTGATCGACGCCTGCTACGTCGTCCGGCACACTCAGGGGCTGTCAGGGGGTGCCCTGCTCTTTTGGATCCGCAATGGCGGGTGGCCCGCTACCAAGGTCAAATCCGCCGAGCAATTGCGGGCCGATCGCCGGCGTCGCGCTGACGAGATCCGGAGCTGCGTACGCCGTGATGCACGTGAAGCCACGCGGCCACCTCCCGCGCAGCCAATTCCCGAGTGGAGGATCTTGGCCGTCAGTGCGAGGCGGCTGGGTGAAGCGAAGCTGGAAGAATTTATTACCGGCGATGAGCATCAGGCATCCCAACGGATGGCAGTGGGCGTCCCCTGAACGCAATGGATCATCGAGCACCCGAGGAAAAACTATGAACAAACCAAAAGACGTTGACGGGTGCTTCGATGCATCCAATTGTTCCACGGCCATCAAGGTTTTGGAGTTGCTGCGGAACGGATTAGAGAAGTCCGAGACAACCGCAAGAGCAAGAGCGTCCAACATGGAAGGCGTCATCCGCAGTCAATGGATTGTAAAAGCCAACACGCTCAGAGAGGTCATTGACCTTGTGGACAACATGATTGAGACGATACCGACAGAAAACCCATACGCCAATTGCAAGAGCTTTGATGAAGTCTGCAAGGTGTTCATTGAAGAGGACCATCAAATGAGAAAATTTTTTGGCAAGGATAAGGCGATGAAGACGTGGACGCTAAAGCGGAATGTGTTCGTCAGAGGTGCGCAGCGATTAGTTGAGTACACGGTCACGGATGAAAACGGCAAGCCCGTATGCGCAAGAAACAATCAACGCGATGCGGTGGTTTCTGCGTTGCGAATCGCGTCAGAGACAGGTCGCGGCGCAGTGCAAGTGGTTGGTGAGTAGTCAAGGATTTCTTTACAAGTGAGTCGAATATGAAAGATGAAGAATACATTGCGAGAGCAATAGAAGGTTGCGTTGTGGGAAATGGCTCGAAGCAGATTTCGCTTCTCATTGAGGAGTTGGGACGCATTGTTGCCGAAGTGAAGTACGTTCGCAGCCAGTCGTTTTGCCCGGACATGGGCGAGTTTTCGCGGGGATACCAAACGGCGTGCGATGAGATTTTGGAAAGGTGCAAACCGTACCGACGAATCCAAGCGGGCAGGATGACGATTGAGCATCTGGCGAAACGGCTGGCAGATGTTGAGCGGTGGATAGAGCAACGCGAAAGCCACGAGTCAGAGCAACGAGAGTACGGGCCGGAGTAGGTCCGTGGAACGACATGCGTAACCGAGTGCGAGGAAAAGACATGGCACAAATCGAAAACGGTGGATCGAGCACTTCGGTTCACGCAATTGTTCGTCGTCCCGGTCGTGGGTGGCGATTCGTCGGATGCTCTACTTGGCAGCACGATAGCGGTGTGCGAGTGCATTACCTCGGCATGGCATTGATGCCAGACGGTACAGTTTGGCGAGAGCAAAACACGCCAATTGCCAAGCGATACATCGGCATGGCAGGCGGAAACCGCAAACGCGGTTTGATGATGTGGGCGTTAGCATTGCATCGGATGCACGAAAGATTCAGAGATCAGGTATTCGTGCGATTCATGGCAAAGCAAGACGCTGGGAGGTTCTTTCCGCAAGAGCCTGGAATCAGAACGATGCGGGTGGATTAGGGCACGACGAACGGTGGTGGTAACCGCAGTCGCGGGGGATTGAGTTGTTGTGCAAAGTTGATTGGCTACCGCGACTTCGGTTCACCACGTTGTTCTGACTGCGATCGGTGGCAAGCGAGCTGGCGGCGAAACGAACCCGCCAGCGATGTAGTTTAGCACGAATCACGATGGCCTAGCAAGTTTATCGTGACGCCAAGGTTTGATCGCCCATCTCCCATCCTCTGTGTCGCTCACCGCCGTGGCTCGTCCCGGCGGAAGCATGACTGGTAGCTACCAAGGCACAGCCTACCGACGCCGTGGACGAGCGTTAGACTCAGACTAGCCGCTGATCTCGTTCGAGTCCACCACATCCCTGGTGGCCAGCCCCACTTCCATTGCGGACTCGGTTAGCCGCCAGGTGCTCGCCATCACTACCTCTCGTCCGCTGGTGCTATCGTGCGCCATGGTAGCCTCCAGTCACCCTCCCGCCGAGACAAGCTCAGCGGTGAGGTACCGCATCGCAACCGATGCAAAACGATGACGGAAGATTTTGTCTGTCTAAAGCTGCGAGCTTCCGGATTCATCAGCGGCAGCCAGCACGAGCATCGGCGTATCAGATTTCGATCCCGCTCAAGCTCGAATCAAAACTAAGTGAAGCAGGTCAGAACAACATTTTTAACCGTGTCGCACACGATAAACGCGCAAATAAACTTGAGAGACAGCCATGAGAGAAATGGAAAAGCGGATACGAGAAAAGCTGCGGGCCCAGAACAAAGAAGATTCGACGGCCGATGTCTACTGGTACTGGTGGCAGCGCTACGAGGCTTTCTTCAAGGCTCGCCGTTTAGGGCGTGAAACCAAAGCCGAGCAAGCTGTCGAGTTGTTTCTATCTGAGATGGCCAACCAAAGGAACGTCTCCGCAGGTACGCAGAATCAGGCGTTCTCAGCCGTCTGCTACGTATACGCCAACGTATATGGCAGGCCGCTCGTCGACGTCTCGGCACTCAGAGCCAAGGCTCCCCAAAGGATCCGTGATGTGGTAGACCAGTCGGAGCTGATTGCCCTTTTCGATCGGCTGCACGGCGTGGCACTACTAGCCGCGTCGATGATGTACGCGGCCAGCTTTCGAATCGGCGAAGTTGGCAACATTCGTATGAAGGACATCAGCTTCGAACGGCGGCAAATCGTCGTGCGCGCTGGCAAGGGAAATAAAGATCGGTTGGTTCCGTTCCCGGAGCTGCTGCACGAGCCGGTGCGGGTCCAAATGGAGTCGATGCAGGTACTTTGGCAAAGCGACCGGCGCGAAGGCCTCAACGGTGTCTCGCTGCCCAATCGCTGGGGTGAGAAATCGCCCTCGTCGAGGCTGGACTTCGCGTGGTGGTATCTGTTTGCCTCCGATCACTACTCCAAATGCCCGCACTCGGGGAGACTGTATCGGCACCATCGCGATATGGGACACATTGCCCGACAAATCAAGCAAGCTGCCCAACAGGCTGGAATCCCAAAACGAATTACTTCCCATTGCTTACGTCATTCATATGCCACGCATTCGCTTGAGGGCGGTGTGCCGATTCATGTGGTCCAGCGGATTATGGGCCACAGTGACCCGCGTACGACTATGGGTTACATTCATCTGCAAAAAGACGGCGTTACATCCGCAAAGAGTCCGCTGGAATCATTGCTTGCCAATTCGAATGAAACTATCGATCTGCGCCGGCAACAGACTCGCCAGTCCCCACTTGAGTCATCGCCACAGCTCCGTCTTTTTACGGGTTAACTTATATGTGGCTTCCAACCGTGGGAAATCGCCAGGGTGTGAGCTATAGTCCTGACTGAATTGGTTGAGGCAGCCCCGCGTGAGAGGTCTGAATACACGTGCCGCGATTTCTTCCACGACTGCGGCAAATGCTCGCGAGCGGTCAATCGCTCGAAGCCGCTGGGCTAGCAGTCGGTATCTCCAAGTCGTCCGCCCACAGATGGATCGAACGCTACGGTATGGATGCCGTTGGCGGGCGGCGAGTGAAGCCCAGACTGACCGCGGAACAACGTGACCGGATCCACAACATGCGTCGACGGGGTAACAGCGTGAGCAAGACCGCCCGGACCGCAGGCACCTCCCGCGATACGGTGCGGCGCATTGCTGCCATGGAGCGGCCGTCGTTTCGCTGCCCGACCTGTGGTGGTCGTGTGCTGGAGGCCCGCTGCCTAGCTTGTGCGTTGGTTGCTGCCTAGCGTTAATCCGAAACTCTAAGGAACTCATGGATGAACACGTTTCCCAAAATGGCTGCGATCGCAGTCATGCTGCTGCACTCTTGCGCGGCTGTGCCTGCCTTTACTCAAGACTGTGACCTACGCGCTCGTATGCTGCAGAACTGCCCAGGCGGTCAATGCCAGCCCTCGCAGTGCCCCGGTGGCCAATGCCCTGTGCAGGTGTTTCCCCCGATCGTCAGTCAGCCCGGGTACATTGCTCCGTACTCTGCGGTGGAACATCGGGTAGCCGTACCTTGCCAAACTGTGCAATTGTTTTTGACTCCGCTCCAAGGCGGTGATAAGTCGATCGATGTCTCATCGGTCGAGATCTCAGAGCTGGCAGACGTAGGCGACCGGTTTGCTCGAGTAGTCCGCGCGACCTGCCGAATCACGGTGTCTGGGGTCTGCGGATCCGGGACAGTTGTCGGCCGGGACAGCGACGGTAACGCGATCGTATTGACCAACGCACACGTAGCTGGAACGCAACGCGGACGCCAGGTGCAAGTTCAGCGCTGGGATACCAACGGTGAATCTGAAAAGGGCAATGGTGCTATCATCGCTGCCGGCTACGGCCGTGGGCTGAGCATCGACTTTGCCTTGCTCAAATGCAACGCGGGCTTTGCCAAGGACGTTGTTCCGATTCCGCTGGCTGATCGCTATCCAGATGTAGCGGCCGGCGTGTCAACTTACGGCTGCCCTCGCTGCGAATGGCCATCCATGCAAGTACTCAAGCTGACTCGTGCAGAGGGGCAAGTACTCCGCTGGTTGCCAGAGGCGATCGGCGGGCGCAGTGGCTCCAGCGTAGTTGACTATACCGAGTCAGGTCCCCGAGTGGTCGGACTGTTGACGTGGGGCGGTGGTGGAGAAGGCCTCGGACAATCGACACCGTTTTTACTTAACGCAATGCGTGGGCAGATGCCAAAATCTTTTGAATCGCTGCCGGTGTACGCTCAGGAGTTGTCGGCGAATACGGCCAATCTCCCTGTGCGGAAGATGCCGTGTGGCCTAGACGGCCAAATCTTGGCGTTTACCAGCTTGACGTCCGCCGACGAAACTGAGGGCGCGACCGATGGATCGGTCATAGACTCAATCCTCGAAGATGGTCCAGACAAGCCGGACGCCGATGAGGGTACCGGAATATTCCGCGACAGAGATCCGGACAAGACTCAGCCTGCAGGCCCGATCGCCAAGCTCGGCGAGTGGTTTCGTCGTGTGATCATCACGGTTGTGGTAGCCGCTGGAGCTGGAGCCGCTGGCTATCTGTTAGGGCGGCTACGCTCGTGAAACGTGAGGACTGGCTAAAAGTCGGCAAGGGAGCTGGCATCGCAGTCAGTGGGGCACTTCTCAGCTACACGTCCACACAAGTGGTCCCTCAGCTGGATGAGGCCGGCAACTTCAATGCGATGCTGCTCTCCGCAGCGTTCAGCGTACTGGTCAATTTGGGTCGCAAGTGGTTGGCTAAGCAGACGGTCTGATTGGAAGGATCCCGCGATGGTGTCGGTAATTGGTTATCTGCTCGCCTGCTATTTGCTTGCAGACTTGATTGCCGGTTTCTGGCATTGGCTGGAGGATCGCTATTTCGATGTGACCTGGCCGGTGATTGGCAAGTACATTGCCAAGCCAAACGAGCTGCACCACGAACAGCCGTCGGCGTTCCTCTTCCAGAGCTACTGGTCGCGAAACTGGACAACGATCTTGCCCGCTGCGATCGCATTCTGTCTGACGGTACCCAGTCCGATTTGCATGGTATTTGTATTTGTCAGCCAGGCAAACGAGATCCACGCTTGGGCCCATAGCAAAGGCAAGGTCTCATGGTGGGTCGCTGTCCTTCAGGAAACAGGCCTTCTGCAGTCCCCCCTGCACCATGGTCATCACCACCGCAGCCCGTTTGAGGTCAAGTACTGTGTGATGAGCGATTGGCTCAATCCGATCTTGGATCACTTCCAGGTTTGGCGTGCTATGGAATGGCTGGTTGAGAAGACCACCGGCCTGAAGCCAAAGCCAGTTTAAGTCGTGGCACAGAGCGCTCGCAGACTACGTCCAAAGCGAATACGAACAAGCCGGCCGGCGCCGGCAAAGGGTACAACGGAACCAGCGTCGGGGCGGCCCAACGCACACCAACGTGGATATAACAGGCGTTGGCGAGCCGCCCGGCGACGCTATTTGGCAGCCAATCCATTTTGCCGAGCATGCGAGCGTGAACGTCGCTTTGTTGCGGCCACCGTGGTCGACCATGTCATTCCCCACCGTGGCAACGAGCAGCTGTTCTGGCGAATCAGCAATTGGCAACCGCTCTGCAAGCGCTGCCACGATCGCAAGACGGCTAGCGGAGCATAGGCCCAATGGCAAAGAAGCGAAATGGACGCAAGCCGGGAGAGAGCACGCCACCTGCAGGCCCGGTACTGATTGAAGCTCCATCACCACCGGATGATCTCGGGGAATATGGCAAGGAGTATTGGCTATCGCTTGCGCCCCAGTTGATCGAGCTGAACATCCTAACACCAGTACACTTGCAAAGCTTCCGTGTGCTATGCGAGCAGTGGCAACAGTATCGATCGCTGACAGTGTGGCTGGACGAGGATCCAGCCCGCATGATGTTCACGACAGACAAAGGGTACTCGCAAGAGACGCCACAGGTCCGGCAGCGTGACAAGGCATTGGCCGCGTTGCAAAAGTTGTGGTTGAAGTTTGGATTAACGCCTCACTCGCTGGCGCAGCTGAATAAGCGCGGAGGAATTGGGCGGCAACAGATGCCGAAGATTGCACAGTTCGCTAAGGCTAAGTACGACGAATAATTCAGTACTTGCCAACTTGGAGAGATTGACGTATGGGGTTACTCAAAGTCGTGTCAGGGTCTGCGTGGCCATTGAGTGGTGCAGCATCCGCAGGTACAACCGGTTTAAGCGTTCTCAGCGGCGTCGCGATGACTCATGTCGGATCATCCGATATTCCGCCAGGAAGTAAATCAACGGGTTTCTTACGCCAAAACTCTGCAGGCCTTTCGTACGTACAGCTTGATGCAGCAAGTACCATTTTCAGCGCGAACAATCGGTACACCCATCACGTTTGGGTAAGGTATAACTATGACGCTAGCCCGCCAGCTAATGGGGCAAACAATCGGATCCTTGATCTAAACGGACTCGGAGTTCGGGTCTTAGTTGAACTGTATTATCGGCCTGCTGCGGACGGTAAAGATGCTGGCTGGAATTGCCTTGTGTCACAGACAACCGGTGGTGGAACCCTTACGCGACTTTCATCTCAAACCGCGTCGGGAGCAGTGCCGTTCATTCGTGCTGGTCGGTGGTATCGATTGTCTGTTGAGTACGATTCGACAGCCGGGGCCGGGCAATTCCGTTTCTATATCAACGGTGTCCTGATCGCCGAAATCGTGGGCATGACTACCGCGACCGGCCCGTCTGGGTCGCCATCATCGAGTTTTTGTTATTGGTCGCTAGGGGTGACGGGCGCGATTGTCGATGTAGCTGGGCCAATTGAGTCAGATAACGCCGAGGATGTGGCGATTACCCCAGCAAACATGCTCTATGTGAAGGATTCGGATCTTTGTGTGCAGTCGCTGCCCATCGAGCTGGTAAACCGTCCGCGCGGTTCACGTTGGTCAAGCAGCTTAGCTGGCACTACGCTAACGGAAACGACTTATTCAACCTCGGGTACAAACCCATTACGAAAGCGAGTGGTATTGAGTGGCGCTGGTACTTGTACGCTGACCAGCCAGGCGATCGGGGCGTTGCCGTTCAATCCATCTGGTTGGGCCACGGTGCATTTTCCGCATACGTATTTGCCCGGAGCTAGCGTTCATGTTTTTCGGCTAAGAAACGGGGCCAACGATGCTACGGTTTACGAGTTGGAGGTGGACGCGGATAATCTACTTCAAGGCACAACAGAGATTGGCCCCTGGGATCATACCCACAGATACTCGGTTTTGCTGCACCTACATGAGGACGGGGCGGCGTGTTGCACGCTGCTTGACCTAACCGCATTAGTTGGAAGCACACGCGCCTGGTCGGCACAGTTGGCGAACTGGACGCCACAAGCACTTGGGGCAATTCAGCAGGCGACGACTGTCGACTCGGATGCTGAGGTAGACGGGGTGTGGATTGATCGCTGGGTTAATCTGATGGGCATCGATTCAATGTGTGGCGCGGCGATCACTAGTCTAAGTCCGGCTGCCTACATTTCACGAAACAGAGTGGGCGTATTTGCGGGCTACCACGGGGAGGACTTCTCCGCTATACCCGGAACTGCCGAACCCGACAGACCATTCTCAAACAACCCGACGACTTTGGCTCGACCCGGATACGGATTTGATAGTTTCTACGCGGACGTAATTCCCGGCTTGGCCTTCACGCGTGGAATGCGATTTCAGCTAATCGATGGTCCATCGATTAACGACTTGACGGGGACTGATGACAGCAACAGAGCTAGTCGCTTTGCCATTTGGAAGTCTAGGGTGGGACAGTTTGTTCTCGATGCCGTATCGCGTGGCAATCGAGTACACCTGACCACTTGCATTCGAAGAGAGCAAGGTACATATACCGCGACACAGCTGCGTGAAATTGACGCGAGGAATGGATTTCTGCGATTGCTCTTTCAAACTGGGCAGCGCTATTTCGGATCGCATCCAGCTATCGAAATGTCTGATGTAGCCTACGCGGTAGATGACCATTCGAGCCTATTCACGGCTGGCGATGACGTGCATTTCGATGCAGCAGGTAATGAGACAGTCGGCGGTCTATACCGGACGTTACTAACAACCGCATCGCAGCAGGCCACAGTTGGCAGTTTTACACCGGCGGATGTAGTGGGGGCCGTCAACGATGATGCTATCCAATCAACAGCGCGTAGCAATGCGGCGACGGCTGCCGCAGAATCCACAGCCATTCGCAAGCTATCCGAGGCGGATCAGAGGCTAGTTGAGGTCGGTGGCCTGCAGGTGCTCAAAACCTATGAGCGAGGGACTGTGATAGAACTAATTCCCGCCAAGACCGCGAAGCAGCCAGACGGCAATGACTTGACGGATCCCACCACGCAGCTGCTCGGCGGCTATGTCGAAGAGGAGTAAATCGCGTGCTTGGAATTGGACTGAACTTTGGGCGGCTATCGGCATCGTCCGATGGCAAGACGCTTTTGCGGGGTGAATTGCGAACCATTCATTTGGACCTGGGGCAAGTTGGCAGCGTTTCGGTACCGGCCACCGATGGCGATGGTGCAGACATTGAAATGGCTGGGCGCACCCTACGGTTCTTGGTTCAAGACTATCGCACCCGAGACGTGGCTGATATCGCCAACGGGAGCATTCTGCGATCCGACGGCGAAGTACAGATCACGTTGACAACCGCCATGACCAATCAGAAGCGGACTCTACGATACAGTCTGCTAGACATCACAGGGGGCGGGCTGATCGAATTGGCAGCTGGCTACTTCCCGGTGTACTAGGACTCAAGTGGCACGGACGCCCAGACGAAAAACGACCAAGCTGCTCGACGCGATCGGCAAGGCCAAGCGCGAAGGGTGGTACCAGTACCTACGCCAGGGACCTGGCGAAGAGGCCGACGAACGGGCACTGCTCAGCGGCTGCTATTTCGATGTGCACCGAGCTGAACACTGGCTCCAGTTCGCAGAAGAATTTGGCACGCTGACGGAAGGCCCCTGGAAAGGTAAGCCGTTCCGCCTGCTGGACTGGCAAGCGACCTGCTCAAGCAGGGTTTTCGGTTGGATGAAGTTCTCACCGGAGTGGGGATACCCGGTCAGACGATTTCGCTTCTGGTACGAAGAGGTTCCTAAGAAAAACGGCAAGACACCGTTCGTCTCGCTGGTTGGCAACTACCTATTATTCGGTGACTCATGGGATCGACAAATCAATCTGTACCTGGCCGCGACCACTCGCAAGCAAGCCGAGCGGTGCCTGCTGCACGCGCTGAGGCAGGTTCGGAACCGCGACGAATTGCTGGCAGTGGCGACCCTGAGAAAGTTCGAAGGGTTCTGGTCGATCGCGTACGGGGACAACGAGTGGAACGTCGTAGCGGCGGATCCGGAGAGTGCTGACGGAGTCAACGGCCATTGCCTGGCGGACGAGCTGCACAGGTGGAAAGGCTTTGAGTTTTTCAATACTCTCAAGTGGATGCTGGCCAGCCAGCCTGAAGGCTTGTTTGTTGGGATCACGACGGCCGGCGCAGATATGCAAAGCGTTTGCCGGACCCTGCACGATAAGACCCATGCGATCAACGCGGGCAAGCAGATCGACGAAGCTTTCTACGGTGAGATCTTCGCCGCGGATAAAGACGACGATCCACACGAGGAGGCCACCTGGTTCAAGGCCAACCCCAGCTTGGGGACTGACCGTGATGCACCGCTAAAACTCAGTACGTTTCGGCAGGATTACGAAGCGGCCAAAGCGGAGCCGAGTCAATGGCCGGCGTTTTTGCGGCTGCGGCTGAACATCTGGTTGACGGCCGAGAACGCCTGGCTGGATGAGGCCTGCCCGCGTGGCATTGCCGATTGGGACAGCGGACCGACCGAGCGGGCTGGCAAGAAGCGACGAATCGATTGCTACGAGCTATTCACGGAGGAGCAAATCGCCGAGCTGGCCAAAGAGGAATGCCCTGCCTGGCTCGGCATGGACTTCGCTGCCGTACGCGATACCAACGCGGCTGTGGTCAGCGTGCGACGTCCAGACGGAACGATAGCCGTAGTGCCGTTCTGCTGGCTGCCAGAGCGCGAGGCAGAGCGTCAGAACAAACGAGTCCCTTATCAGCAGTGGGCTGAGGGTGGGCACATCAAGCTGACGCCCGGTGACGTGGCTGACTACAACATGATCTTTGACGATCTGGTTGAGATCATCAATCGGTTCGGTGTTACCAAGTTTTATTACGATCCGCTGTTTCAAGCCGAGTGGTTGACGCAGCGGCTGGAGGCGGAGACCGGTGCGGTGCGTTGGGAGTTTCCGCAGACGATTATGGAGTATGGCCCGATCGTGCGTGAGGTCGAGAGACTGATCATTGGTCACGAGCTCCGGCACAACGGGCATCCACTGCTCACCTGGCAGATCGGCAACGCTCAGGCGAAGACAAACGCCAACCAGGATAAACGTCTGGTCAAACAGAAACAGGGCGACTACCGAAAGGTGGACTTAGCGCAGGCGATGCTCATGAGCCTACGCGATGCTGTGACAGGTCTGGAAGACGAAGGAAGTTTCTACGACGACAACGATGTAGAAATCATTTAGCCTGCAGGAACCACGGATGGGTTATTGGTCAAATCTTGGAAACGCACTAATCGGCCGGGGCAGCCAGTCGGCGGACGTGGAATCTCGGTCGATCGAGAATCCGGACGTCTCGATCGACGAAGCGCTCCGCGACATGGATACAACCGGATCGGCATCGGGCGAAGTGGTCTCTCCCCGCAAAGCCCTGTCCATTCCGGCGCTGTACCAAGCAGTGTCGATGATCTCCGGAGACGTGGCCAAGTTGCCAATGGGTGTCTGGCGACGTCGACAAGATGGCGGGCGGGAATTATTCCGTGATCACCACGCGTTTCGTCACGTGAACTTAGTTGGCATGGCCAATAAGGAAGTCAACGCGTTTAAGTTCTGGCGCCGGCTGATGGTTTCCGCGTTGCTGTGGAACAACGGATACGCGTGGATCGATAAGAACGGCCGAGGCGAAGTGCTGGGACTGTACAACCTGCTGCCGGATCGTACCTGCCCGGCGCGAATCAAAGGTCAACTATGGTACCTGACTGAGGTTGGTGGTCAGATGGCTGCCCTGCCGGCAGATGAGGTATTCCATATCGAAGGCCTGAGCCTAGACGGTTTCCACGGTGAGAACCTGGTAAAGCTGTTTCGGGATCTGTTCGGTGCGAGCCTGGCAAAGCGCAAGTTTACCAGCAAGTTTTTCAAGAATGGCATGATGGCTGGCGGCGTGTTGGCGGTTCCACCAGGTGCCAAACGGGAAACTGTCCAGAAGGTGCAAGCCGGCCTGAAGGAAAAGTACAGCAACACCGACAACGCGTTCAAGACGATCGTGCTGCGCGATGGCTACAAATGGTTTTCCACGCAGGTGGATCCATCCAAGGCACAGCTGACCGAGTCGGTTGAACAGGACGCGCGAGAGATCGCCAGGATCTTTAACCTGAAGGCTGGCCGGCTTAGCGTCGAGGGAGCCACTAGCTACAACGCCGACGAGATGGCCATCCGCGACTACCACGACGGTACGCTCAGCCATTGGCTCATCGGCTGCAGGTGTGAAGCCAATGCCAAACTTAGAACTGACGAGGAGATCGAAGAGGACCTGGTCTACCTGGACTACAAGATTAACGCGCTGCAGTGGGCTGACGCCAAGACTCGCAGCGAGATCGCCAATAGCGGTATTGCCAACGGCCGTTGGTCTCCGAATGAAACGCGGGAGTGGGAAAACCTCAATCCATACGAGGGTGGCGAGACCTATTATCGGCCGCTGAACCTAGAGCCGGTTGGCAGCAATGCCAGCGATGATGACGAAGAGGGTGACGAGTCTGGCGACCGGGGAAGCGACCGGCAGCGAGCAGCGTCCCATTCACTTGCCCAAGCGACACTCGCCCGCGCCCGCAATCGACTGGCGATCAAGCTGGAACGGGCCAAGTCTCCCGAGGCTCGCCGCAACGTGTTCAATCTGGACGAGCTGACTGCAGTGCGTGAGATGATCACCGATGCATGCACAGTACTCGATCGAGATGTGGAGGTCGAGCTGGCCGGGATGGAACGCGAGTTATTGGAGCCATCATGACAGTGAAGCTTGAAAAGACGAGATCCGGATTTTGGATCCGCTGCCGGCAGTGCGGCCTCGTGCACGAGCTGGAACAAGTGAGCGATCGCCTGTTCATCCTGGATGGCGATCCCAGCGACGAATTCCGAATCGAGGGCGAGCGAATCGTTCCCGATTGGGTCTGCCGAAATGCCAAGTGCCGCAACAGTGCGACGCTAAGACCAGAGTAACAGGAGTAGGAAATGAATCAACGAGCCGGAACCAGACGTCGAACCACCAGCGGACCGGAGGTACGTCACCTGAGGCGGGATCTATCGGGAGTCAGGCGAGAGCAGCGAGCGGAAGGCTCGGCGGGTGTGATCGTCGGTCTGTCGGCCGTGTTCTATCGCGCAGGGGACGCTGGTACCGAGTACTGGCTGTGGTCCGACACCGTCGAGCGGATCCTGCCAGGTGCCTTCGATCGAGCGATCAAAGAATCTCACGACGCACGAGCGTTGTTCAATCACGATTCCAGTCTTTTGCTCGGGCGGATCTCCAGTAAAACGTGCCGGCTGAGTGTAACCAGCGAAGGCCTGGCCTACGAGATCGACGAGGATCCCAAGGATCCTGATCACCAACGAGTCGCAGCCAAGATCGACCGGGGCGATGTAACCGGATCCAGCTTCGCGTTCATCCCCCGCAAGGTGAGCTGGGAGGAACTCAAGCAAGATGATGGCTGGCTGTATGTGCGCAACATTCACGACGTCGATCTGTTTGACGTTGGCCCCGTGACCTGGCCGGCTTACGAAGCGACCACGGCCGGACGTGGAGCTGATGCCAAGAGCAATCGGCACGATCCACAAGAGTTCGCCGAGCTATTGCGTGAGCGCGAAGATAGTCTGAGGTCCGCTGACGATGAGGCCGTGCGTATTCGCATGAGGTCGATCGAGGTCAATTAGCATGACGGTATGGGGCTTCAACGATCGCAAAACGGCCGAGGCTGTAGCCGCACTAGTGCGAACTCCGCAGCAGGTAGGCCGTGCGCGCACCGAGCCACGTCGCAAGCCTTGGAAGGTCGGTGGTAGTGGGGAGTCGGCTTGGTACGTTTATACGCTGCTGGCCGACATGGCTCCAATTGGAGCTCCGACAGCTGGCGAGACGGTTGTCGGCCAGGCTACGGCGGATGTTGTTAGGGCTGGAGCCGCTGGCTCCGAGGCCGGTATTACTCTGGTAGACCCAGTTCTCATCGCCAGTCACCAGGTCACAGGCAACAAAGGCCTGTGCGTCAAGCTTCCTGACGAGCGGTTTCTGGTGATCATACCGGACTGCGCCTATCCCACTCCGATCCCATCGGAGGATCCATAAATGACCTGCCAGGGATGCAACTGCGATCCGTGCTGGATATGTGGGAAGCGGCCCCAGTCGGTTATCGTGACGCCGCTAGGTGGCTACGGTTACGGCGGTGGCTGCTGTGGATTGCTTGGCGGGACGTACGGCGTTGCACCATTGGGTTCGACTGGTGGCGTGCTGGTTCCTTCCGGTGGCGTTCTCCATGACACTTTCGGTACCGCGCGGGAACTGGAATCTCCGCCTGTCTTTATCGACGAGGAAAAGAGTCGATGCGTAGCTGATTGGCGGTTCTTGCCTGACAGTTCGACCGAGCTCTACGGGCAAACGTACGAGCATATCGGTCCGGTCTGTGCATCCGGTATTTCCGAGTTCACTGGCCTTGAGTTCTTGTTGTTCATAGAGGCCGCACAGGTGGCGATTGGCCTGGGCTATGGTCTGGCTCCACCGGTGTGGGCTGCGTTTCCGGGATCGAATCAGGTTGTTGTTCGGCTTTACAAGAGGTTCTTCCTGACAGGGTTCGGCGGCGGTGGTTCCCGAGCCGAGCGGTATGAGTTCTTTTACCTCGACCCGGCCAAGCCATGCACTGACCTGCAGGGTGTGATCAGTCTGATTCCCGGCCGACCGCCGTCATTCCAGCAGTACCCCACGGGGATTTTTGAGAACCAAAACGACTTCGGTCCGCTCTATATGCACCCAACTTCTGCGGCCCAGGTTTCCGAGGGTGGGATTCTGAACGACGTCGGTTCGCTATTTCCGGCTAGCTGCTACGACAGTGAATCGAATTATTACTCAGTGGAGGTCGAGTTTTGATCGCTTGCTCTGGTTGCAGCCGCGAGTACTCGAGCTACGTCTATCCCCTGCGTTGCGGCTGTGGCGTGGTCACTCATAGGGATACTGCCTATGGTGATCAGCGACGGCCGGCGAGTCATTGGCTGGCACTGCATCGGTACGCGGTCGAACACTGGGACCGATGGTCCGAGAGCGATGCACGAGACTGGTACGCGGGTTGGCTGCGACAGATACCGATCTACTGTGATTGCGGGCCGACATTCATGGGCTACCGTCAGCGGGTACCTATGCGGTTCACGACGGCCAAAGAGTTCTTTGAGCAGTCGGTAGCGGATCATAATTACGTGAGCACCCATCACTCACGCAAGCCTACCATGACGCTTGAGGATGCGTACCGCATGTATCGCTTTCCAGAGCGGCGGTCCAGGGTTCAGCACCTTATTAGCTGGGCTGAGTTCACGCGGGATACGCTTACGCTCACCCAGCGGATAGTCGAGCAGTACCCGAACGTAGCTGGAATAGCTGGCTGTCCACGGTCTGGCATGCGAGCCGCTGCAGACATCGCGGTCCGGCTAGGCGTGCCACTCTACGAAGCTTCTGAGCGGACGGGCCTACGCAGACTGGACAGCGGTTTCCGGCTCGACGGCAAAGAGTTCCACGGGCCTATTGTGGTGGTCGAGGACTCCAGCTGCTCAGGCGGATCCATCCAGCGTATGCGTCAGCAACCATCGCTGAGGGACCTACCTTTCTACGCAGTGTATGCGACCAGCGCGGCGCAGCATGCGTTGGCAGGGTTCGCAGTGTCGATCGAGCTGCCCCATTGGTTCGATTGGCATTTGTTCCACTGCACGACACTGCTGCAAGAATTCAAAGTGGGCTTAGACTGGGACGGGGTTCTCAATGAGGATTGTCCGAGGAACTGCGACGATGACCGCACACGGTATCGGGCGTGGATGGATGCCGTTAAACCGATTCGCAGGCCAACCTACGTGCCGACGATTATCACCGCGCGACGGGAGGTTTACCGAGATGTTTGCATGGCGTGGCTGAACCGCTATGGTATCCGGACCGATCGGCTGGTGATGTTCCCCGGTTCATTCCAGCAGCGAGCACGGACCAACGTCGGCCAGTGGAAAGCCGAGATGTGCGACCTGCATGGAGTCGGCATGTTCATCGAGTCCGACCTGCAGCAGGCTGAGACAATCGCCCGAATTCGAAAACGTGTCACGATATCGATCGAGAGGGCAGAATGTTTTGGTCCACGAGAGTAGTTTTTATTCATGTGCCAAGGACTGGTGGGACCGTTTTGACCGATGTTTTTGGGGCTTTGCCGTTCGTCTCCAAAGATGTTCTTTATCACAAGCATGCCTGCGCCTCCGCAGCCAAAGAGTTTGTTGGTCCGATCTGGGACGATGCCCGCAAGATCGCCATATACCGGCCTGATCATGAGATCGCCATGAGTTGGTACCAGCACATTCAGCGGTTCGCGCAGGAGCGGACTGAAGAGGACCGGCAGTTCTGTGCAGTGGGCTGGTGGGACAAGGTGACTCGGCTCAAGGGCCTGACGTTCGAGGAGTTCAGCGAGGTTGAACCAGCGCCAACGATGGATGCATACTGCGACTTGCCGGAGGTCGAGCGGCTGCCGTTCGCTGAGGTTGCGGCGTATCTAAATGACCTGTTTGGAATGAACGTAGACTTCTCGCAGATTCGATCTACCTCAGCGCTGCCCAATGGGTGTTCTAGCATCTAAATCACTCCGTCCGGGAAATCGCCAGGGTGTGAGCTATAGTTGGCCGCTTCAGTACCCCGGCGCTTCCCCGGTGGTCGGACGTCCAGACGCCGACATTCTCGGGAGTCAGCCTCTGCACGCTTTGTCGGCGTCTATACGCGACGAGCTTTTTCGGGTCAGCCGTGACAGAACTCGTCGCCTCTAAAGCAGGCGACCCCATTTCAGATTTCAGCCATCCGTCCCTAGGACAAGGAAGTCAGTACCATGAGCAAAACGCTCACCCTGCAGGAGCTCCGCGTCAAGAAACAGGAGCTCGCAGCCGAGATCCGCAAGCAAAGCAGTGCCTACGAAGAGCGACGCAAGGCGGGCGGTGAAGCCTGGCCAGATGAGACTCGCGAGGCCTGGGCCAGTGTCAACAAAGAATACGACGCCAACGAGCAAGCTCTCATCGGTGCCACAAACGATGACGAGATCCGCTCCCGCGTCGAGCAGATCCGCAAGGATGAAGAGCAATCCCGACGCAGCGGCCCCAAGCCTGGCTTGGATGATCGGCTCCCCGGTGAGGATCGATCGTACGGCGATGCCGGCTTTGACCGCGATGAGGCACAAGAGTACGCCCAGCGTCAGAAGGACAAGCGATTGGTATTTCGATCGTGGATGCTCGCCGGCGCTGCTGCCGAGAATCCCAACGTCCTGACAGACGAAATGCGTGACGCTTGTGCTCGACGCAAGTTCTCGCCGAACCAAGGTCAGATTACGGTTGGCTTGCACGATACCCGCTCGCTGCGAGTCATGCAGCGGCAAATGGCTCGCATGACTCCGGACGAACGCCAGCTGGCATTCGAATCTGGGGAAATTCGAGCGCTCTCTCTTGGCACAGCCACGGCCGGTCCCGAGTTGGTACCCCAGACCTTTATCAACATTCTCGAAATGGCCATGCTGGCCTACGGTGATATGTTGAGCTACGTCGACACGATCACGACCGAATCGGGCGAGCAGATGCATTGGCCGATCGCGGACGATACAGCCAATAGCGGCCACTGGGTTGCGGTCGAGGGTGAAGATACCCAGACGATCGGTGAGCCTAACCCGGCGTTCCGCAGGCAGAACTGGGTTGCCCACGAGCTGCACAGCAAGTGGATCAAGGTACCGATTGCCTTGAACGAAGATAGCATGTTTGACCTGGAAGTTATTCTGGCAGGCATGTTGGGCGAGCGACTGGGCCGAACCATCAACACCGCGGCTACGACCGGCGATGCTACCGGTAAGCCTTCCGGAATTATGCTCGATGCACCCGTGGGCCACACAACCGCTTCCGCTACGGCGATCGCGTACGACGATGTGGTTAAGCTCGAGCACTCGGTGGATCCGTCCTACAGGTCCGAGTCGCAGTTCATGCTGCACGATACGATTCTGCAGTACCTGCGGTTGCTCAAGGATCTCGAAGGCCGGCCTCTATGGCAAGTTTCCATGCGCGACGGTACGCCTGACCGCTTGCACAATCGTCCGTATGTCTACAACCAGGCGATGGCCAGCGCGGTCACGACCGGACTGAAGACGATGGCGTTTGGCCGGTTACGCGATTACAAGCTGCGTCGCGTGAAGGGTGTACGAATCGTGCGAGCCAACGAGCGATTCATTGAGAAGCTGCAAATCGGTTTCTTGGGATACATCCGCGTCGACGGTAAGCTGCTCAGGCCCACGGCCGACGCTCGCTGCAGCGTCAAGGTCATGGAGCAAGACTAATACGAATTGACGGCGCCCGCTTCCTCCTTAACAGGTAGAGCGAGTGCACACTGACCGCCGGCGGTGATCTTTTTAGATCGCCGCCGGCTTTAAGCAATAGATGATGGATCAATTCCGAAGGGACTCCGTGGGATACAGGTGAGCTCAGTGGCAAAGGTAATCATACTGACGGCGTTGGTAGGCGAAGGAATCGACATCCAGTACGGGGACTGTGTGGTGTGTTCCCAAGAGCAAGCCATACGCTTCCTGGCAGTTGGCTACGCACGCGAGTTCACCTCTGGTGACGAAGGTAGACCGGTGAAGTACTTGGACGTGCCTGAAGCACAGCCAAGTAAGACTGCCCGGAAAGAGCAGCAACAATCACCGCCGTCGGATCCGGCCGTTTTTGACGTCAGCTTGGTAGGATTGCCTACAGAGTTGCTAGTCGACGCGGGCACAGGCGTCACTGCGGATGTGGTGGAGAAGCTGATCGCGGCGGGTCTGACCAATGTCGAGCTAGTACGGCAAAACAAGTCAAAGATCCCCGGCGTCGGGAAGCCCACCCTCAAGAAGATCCAAGAAGCCGTTGCTGCATTGCTGGTAGCGGCTAAGGACGCCGTGGCCCGAGGTGACGATACGCAAACCGACGAAGGAATGTCCGATGGCGACCAAGCCAAAGAAGGATCAGCTGGCTAGATACTGCGAGCTGAAAGAACGCAAGCGTTCATTGGAGTCCGAGGCACGCAGCCTGGATACCGAGATCGACCAGCTGGCCGACGTGATCATGTCCTACCTGGATGACCTGGAGCGCGATACCGCGAAGGTGCACGGCTACCAGATCCAAGTTACTGACGGCCGAGCGTATGTCAGTTGGAAGGATGAATTCGTGCGAGTCAGCGGCGGCGACGCTGCGGCCGTGATTGCAGCTGCAGCCCCGCGATCGCCCAAGCTGACTGTGACCCCACCCTAATACCTTTCACCGTGTGATGCCATGACAGTTCAACACTCAACCGCAGTTCGGAACGCTCGCCTCGACGCGATCGAGGCGACCATTGGAACGTCGCCCATCCTGCGTATCCGCTCCGGTGCCAAGCCAGCCAATTGTGCCGCCAGCCGATCGGGGACAATTCTGGCGAGCCTTACCTTACCATCAGACTGGTTGGGCGACGCGTCGAGCGGTCAGAAGCTTAAGGCCGGCACATGGGAGGATCTCTCTGCCGATGCCTCTGGCACCGCTGGCCACTACGAGATCATGGACTCTGGCGGGACGACCTGCCATGAACAGGGAACAATCACCGCGAACGGTGGGGGCGGTGACATGGAGCTCGACAACACCGTACTGGCAGCAGGCCAACAGTTCACCGTTACGGCGTATGGATTGACTGAGGGTAACGCGTGAGCTACGCGTCTATCATCGCCGCAGCCGAATTGCATTGGAACGGCGATGCGGACGAAAATGGTAGCGGCGACGCTAATGACAATACCGCCAATGGTCGCAACGGCACTTGGTCTGGTACGCCAGGTTATGGCACGCCCCCATTTGGATCGGGTAAGTCATTCATTTTCACTGGTGCGGAAGAAATCGCCTACGCCTATGGAGCGGCGAGCGGTAATCGCTGCTGGTCGCTTTTCAATTGGGCGCGGGGTTTCGGCAGGCAATTATTTCGATGGTGAGATTGCCGATGCGATCGTCGAGGTCGGTACAGCCTGGTCTGGTACCGACATCGCGGACATTTATGCAATGGGGAGTTCGAGCGGAGTCGAAGCCTCCGTAACTGCTACTCTCGAGGGTGTCACCGCTACGAGCTCGGCAGAGTCACCGATCGATGGTTCGGTGACTGCAACGCTGGACGGAGTGTCGGCCGCGTCGACAGCTCAACTGCCAATTTCGGCTGGTGTCACCGCTGCATTAGATGGTGTGACGGCAACGAGCTCCGCTCAGACACCGATCACTGCCGGCGTGACCGCAACACTCGAAGGGGTGAGCGTCACAGCTGCAGGCGGTGCGGATGGAGGCGTTTCGGGTAGTTTGACGACCACGCTCGACGGAGTAACCGCGGCGGCAGCGGCCGTCTCAGAGATCAACGGTCTGGTTTCGGTTCAGTTGGATGGAGTAAATGCAACCGCAAGCGCCGTATCGCCGATCCAAGCGGGGGTGACAGCGACGCTCAGCGGTGTGACGGTGTCCGCACAGGGGCAAGGGCCTGCAGGCGTCGAAGGGATCGTGACGGCGATTCTGGAGGGCGTTACCGGATCCAGCTCGGCGGAGTCCGCCATTGCGGCTGGTGTGAGTATCGAACTGGCGGGCGTTTCGGCAATCGCCGCTGCTATCTCGCCGATCGAGGCGGGCATCACGGCGATTCTGGAGGGCGTTGTCGTGCTGGCGATCGCAAATCCTCCCGAGGGTGACTTTCAACCGTTTTGGGCCTCGCAGGCGAATGTGTGGGTAGCGTCATGATTCGAGACAAAGACGGCCAGGTCGTCACCGCCAATTTAATCAATCGATCGACGGGATTGTCGGTCGACAGCGGCACGGTGACCGTCTGGGTATTGGGCAATGGTGGCGGTAAAGCACCGGGATTGGGGTCGATCGAGAACGAGGGAACAGGGACCTGGTCTTACTTTCCTACGCGAGCAGAAACGGACTTCGCGGCCGTAACATACTCGTTTCGCCACGTCGACGCCGTACCGGTCGACGTGCAGTTCAATCCCAAGAGTCAAACTAGTGCGGCTGCCGGCAGCGCGATCATATCAGCCATCGGCGGATCCGGCATCGATCGGTACCGATACGCACTCCGCAAGATCGAAGCGGCTACCGAGGAGGCTGTGAGCCTCAGGCAGGCACAGTTGAATTGCTCAGTCGATGGCGATGAGCACGATGAAATGCTGGTCGACTTAATCCAGCAAGCCCGAGAGTACATTGAAGAGCACACGGATGTTAGTCTGCTGACCACGCGCTGGGCGATGACCTTTGATGCATTCCCGCGCAAGGCACGATGGCTCTACCTGCCACGCTGGCCGGCTCAATCGATCGCCGAAGTGCGATATGTGGCTCCAGATGGATCCGAACAAACGATCGATTCCGATGACCTGGTTCTGCGAATCGACGAGCTCGGCCGTGGCCGGCTGGCCCTGAAGGGCTGGGCCCGGTGGCCGTCGACCATGTCGACACCCGACGCAGTCACGATCGAGTTCGACGCCGGCTGGGATTCTGCTCCTAAGGTACCACCGACGTGGATCCGGGCAATGTTAATGCTGATTACCTGGTGGTTCGAGCAACGTGAGGCGGCTGTGATCGGCACGATCGTAGCCAAAGCACCGGCAGCCGTTGACGAGTTGATCCAGTCTGCAGCCACGATCGATGATTTCGAAGATTTTGATTTGTGCGAGTAGATGAGGGCCCATGGCAACTTTTCGACGAGTCGGAAGGCTCAAGCATCGTGTGACCCTGCAACAGCGATCGGCACAATTCGATTCGCTCGGGCGCCAACAGCGCGGCCAAGAGCAATGGGTCACAGTTGATCGACTGTGGTCGGAGGTCCTGGAGCTATCCGGTCGAGAGGCCGAGATCGCCAGGCAGACGGTGTCAGATGCCACGCATGCGGTCACGATTCGCTTTCGCAGCGGAGTGTCCAGCGAACAGAGGTTGCTGTACCGCGGCCGCGTGCTGGAGATCAAGGCCGTCACCGATGGCGACAATTCACGGCGGGAACTACTACTGGTGTGTGGGGAACTCAAATAAATGACCTGGTTCGATTTGCCTAAGGCCTTACGTGCCGAGCTGCTGGACGTCCCCGAGATCGTGGATGCGATCGCGGATAGGCTGCATTACCAAGAGATTCCCCAGTCCAGCGATTATCCTCACGTCTGGTTCACGCGCAGCAGTCGCGATCGCAATCGGTTTGTGGACGGATCCGAGGAGATGACCGTAGAGCGGTTTACTTTTGAGATCGCCAGCGATTCCGATTGTGAGGAGCTGATCGATGCTCTGGTGGCCACGCTGGAAGGCTTTGAGGGCGACGTGGGCGGCCGCGATGTGCAGCTGGTGGAGGTCGAGGACGCCGACGATGACTACGTTTTTCAGTCGATTGGTGAGGCCGAGCCCGACTACCTCCATGCACTGGATGTAGCGGTTTATGGGGTTAAGCAAGATTAGGTACGGCCAAGCCGGCCGTGCACCAAGTACTTTTTTGTCAACAGCAAAGGAATGCAGGAATGCCACGCAAGAAGTTAGGCCACAAGGGAGTCGTAAAGCTCGACGGAACCGCGATCGGTTGTATCCGAGGGTTTACTCCGGCCGAGAAGTCACGCGACGAGGTCGATGTGACCTGTTTCGGCGATGCGATCATGGAATACTTGGACGCGGATCCGCCCGACCAAGGTGTTTTCAAGTTGGACGTGGTTTGGGAGCCAGGTGATACCAATAGCCAGCTGATCGACACTTTGTTCGACGATACCGATCCGGACGATCGCGAGGGGGCGTTCTCGATCGAATGGGCTATGTTCGATCCGTTGGTGACGGATTCGTTCTCCGGACGCATTTTGAAGATCACTCCGGCCGAGGTCAAGCAAAAGGAATTGATCGCACGCTCGATCGAGTTGCGGTTGACCACGGCCATTACCCGCGTAGTCGATACGCCTTAATAGTCTGGCCCCAAGTGTGGACAGATTCAAAACCAAATTTACGTAAAGGGATTTGCTAACATGTCGGATCTCGAGAAAAAGACCAAGGCGCTCGCCGCCGAAAACAAAACGCTCAACAGCTTTGACATCCTCAACGGCGATGACATTCTCGCGGGCAAGGATAGGCTGCGGGCGGTTCCGGTACCGGTGCCTGAGTGGAAGCCAGGCAGTCAGGTATTTGTCGCGGAGTTGTCGGGCGACGAACGTGACGAGTTTGAAACAGCCTGGGCGGATTACAAGACGGCTCGCGAGGAGGAGGATAACGTCGGCTTTAGAGCGTTCACTGTGGCTTACTGCCTTTGCGACGACAAACGCTGGCTGTTGTTCCAAGGTCGTGTTCCAGAGGCTGCTCAGACGATCGGCGGCAGAAATGGCAAGGCGACCTCTCGGCTGTTCAATACAATCAGCCGAATTAACGGGTTGACGAAGGCCGACATCGACCAGCTCGAGGGAAACTAAGGAGCGACGCTGCCCGGGAACGTCGCTGGCAATGGCGCGTCGCTCTATCACTGGGTTTTGCCAGTCGTCGCGCTTGGTTGCGTCAGCTCAGCTCGATCGAGTACGCCGAGCTGATCGCATTCTCCCGGCTTGAGCGGGTTGGTCTGGAACGGACCGACCTGTATGCAGCGGCCGCAAGCTTGTGCCAGCCAGACGATTTTTGTTTCGAGCCGGATCCGGAGCCAAGCGACGAGGATCTGTTTGCGGGCTTCACTTCGCTGGTCGTAAGCAATCAAGGGGTCACGCAACATGGCCAGAGCACACATCGTGCTGACGGGCAGCGAGGAGCTGAACCGCAAGCTGGCTGAGTTGTCCGGACCCAAAGCAAAAATGGCTATCCGCAAGGCAAGCCGGGTCGCACTGAGGCCGGTGGCCGAGCAGGCCAAGTCGAACGCTCCGCGGAAATCCGGACGGCTGGGGCGAAGCATCAAGGTCAAGGCGATCCGGCGCTCACGCTCACGAGTCGGTGCCAGGGTTACCTCCAGCGGTACTGACCATCAGTTCAAGGGTCGTACGTTCTACGGCGGTTTTCAGGAATATGGCTGGAAGTCTGGCAGGCGTACACGGAATGCTGATTTTGGTGTATCGCGTCGCAAACGTCGTACGGCTGCCCAAAGTGCAGCAGCGACCGCCCGTGACAGTGCTCGCCGGCAAGTGCCAGGCAAGCAGTTTATGAAGCGAGCGGCCAGGTCGAAGCGACAAGTCGCACTGGGTATCTACAGATCTGAAACGCGCCGGTGGATCCGGGAGTTGAGCAAATGAGCATAGCAATTTATCGTCGTAACATCGAAGGTCACTGCCGATTTCTATCCCGCCAACAAGAGTTGGAGGCTTGGCGTACCGGAGATACCGCCACGCTGATCAAATCCCAGCTTGCATGGGTTTTGACGATCGCCGGCCGTATGGCGGCACAGTACAAGTTTTACGACATCGAATTGCTTGTGTCGGCTGGTAATTTTGCATTGATCGACTGCGTGAAGTCATTCGATGCCACCAAGGCCAGGCTGACTACGTATTCGGCTCGCAAGATCTGGTGGGGAATGCGGTCCGAGATGCGCCGGGCCCAGCGCGGCGTCTCCGCTTCTCGCCACATACGTGAGAAACATAACCTGCAGGCTACTCGGCTGTACGGTGACTTTGTACCTCATGTCCCAGATGACCGCGTGCTGTTGGATGATCTGATCGCCGGCGAAGAGGCAGGCTTGCTGAGTGAGGCAATTGAGCAACTGCCAGAGCGTCAGCGCGAAGTAATCCGCATGCGATTCTATGAGGGCCTGAAACTCAGTGAGGCTGGCGAGCGGCTGGGTATTTCTAAGGAACGA